TTTGTCTAACCAATCTAAGTATACTGAAATAGCAGTGATAGCATTAAATGGATCATTAGTAGGAGCATATCCACGCTCGGGGTCGAAGTCTACCTCAATATCGAAGAACGCTGTTTGTAGTTTAGGTGATGCAACGCCAGAATAATTATCTTCTAAACAACGGAATACAGGATTGATATCACTTTCCCATAAACGCTTACCATTTTGCATGCGTAGTTCTTTATGGAACTCTTTACCTACTCGAGTGCTGAATCTACTAACAGGGGTGTCGTAGATAGTACGGAACTTACCTTTGGGATCATCGTAATAAAATACATAATTTGCTGGGAATTCTTTATATTCTCTACTACCGTTGTTGCGTTCAACGATATAGATACGATCTTTAGCACGATCGTATAGTGCGTCTACATAACTCATATTACTCCTAATGCCACTTGTAGCTGGCTAACTTTTCTGCATGTACGTAAGTGTACGACTCAAATAACTATTATAACTTAAATCTATGGAATGGGCAACGTTTAATGTTACCATCTTTATACTTTTCATATTGTTCTTGTCTACGAGTTACTACTGCGGTATAGTGTTTCTTAGACCAAGGTTTATAGTACGATGTTTTTAACAGTGCTCGATGGCCATCGAGCACAGGATCTAACCGATTAACTAATACCACAAAATATTTACCACCATTAAATAATCCTGGATATATGCTAGAAGTTTTAATAGCTTGACCATACTGTACGTAGTACCCTTGTGGTATTACTTCTTGATTAAGTTTATTAATCAGGCGCTTGATTCCCCAATGCCATTTAGTTCTAGGCGGCATAGCTAATACACATATTTCTAATTTAGGATCTGCTACAAGTCTGCGTATATTGTCTGCGATAAATTTTTTAATACTACCTTCATTCCACGCCTGTACGTCAACTATGCCCTTAAGTCTTGCGGCTTTGGCATATGGACAAACTGCAAATTTATAGTCATAAAACTTGTTATCTACTTCAACATAGTTTTTAATCCAATCCCATATAGCGGCCTGCACTTGAATCATGTTAGTCCTTTAAACACATACAAAGTTAGTCCGCCGTTTCTAGCGTTAAATAAGTTGGCTAAATTAACTAATTTATTGTTGATACTTGGGGTTACTTCTAGTAATTCGTAGTCGTTAAACATATTAAGAACTTCTCGATGTGTAAGGGCTATTTCGCATGGATTGGCTGTTTGGTCTAATTCTAATCGTTTATTATTATAACTAATAGATAATAAATTTTTAATACAATTGCCCCAATTATTGTATACTCCTATAATGACTATACCATTAGGTTTTAATAACTGTTTAATTTTATCTACAGCATCTATATAATTGGATACGTGAGTGATAAAACTTTGGGCAATTATAATATCAAATTTGGTCGTAGTAGAGTAATCAAAGAAATTTTGCTTGACAAACTTTGCATTAAGCACACTATGTTGTTTGGCAAAATCACTGGCATAATCGGCACCTGTACTAAAATCTAACCCTTGAAATTCACCACTGGCATACCTTAATGCAAATAAATTAGTAAGCAACCCAGTACCGCACCCTACATCTAATACCTTTTGTTTGTGATCTATATAGTGATTAATGACTTTAACATAGGGATTAATAGTTACATCGTAGTTAGATAACTGATCAAATGTGTATGGACCGGGAAATGGATTTTTATTGTAGAATTCTTGTACACTCATTTATAGATATAAGGATCTTCTTCCTTGAGTTCTCTACGTTTTTTAAGTGTAGTAAAAAATAATTTAATTCGTAAGATTAAGTTTTTCATTAATTAATTCTTCAACTTTATTAAACATAAGTTGATTTCCTTTAGGGGTTAAGTGATTTATGTCACCTCTATTCTTAACAAATATACGATTAATGTCGTAGTAGTCGGACAATACATTATATAACTGTTTCTTATTAACATTGATCAAATGTATTTGATTTAACTCGTAATTATCTAATATTGATAAAATTTCTTTACAAATCAAATTACTGATATCATGATAATAGTCGAGTTCAAAATAGCGTTCAAAGAAATCAACTGCCAACTGACAATCAGAATCATCTTTATGTGCTAATAGATCAGTATATATTAAATCGCTGTCTTTATGTAATACATTATTGGCATGTATGGGATGCAATTTACAATGTATTCTATTGGGACTTGCATGACTAACTAACACTGTATCAAATTTAGATAAATCAATTGATTTAATCTGTTGTAAGATTTTGTATTCACTTACTGCAGCCTGTGCTATATTAGTAACATCATACTTATCTGCCAGCAAGTTAGGCCATCCCTTTTTGTCAGGATACTTAACTTGCCAGTTAGCAGCAAAACTATCGCCACAGATTAATATCTTCACAATTTATAATGTGCGACCAACAGTTTCCAAGATGTCTGTAAGTTCTTCGTGATCAGCATTAGTATCTGTAAATTTACTTTTTTGTGCGATCTTAATAGCTTTTTTTAGGATAGCTGGTTTAATTTCTAATTCTTCTGCTACTGCTTTGATTGTATCGCTTAGACCTGCATTTAAATCTTCAACTTCTTGCATTACTTGAATGCCTTCGTTTACTAACTGTGTCAATTTGGCCTTTTGCTCGCTTGAAAACATACGTGATGCCATGTGTTGATTCCTTATTAAAAAATATAGTTTATACTAATTAATTATCCATGTCAACAGCTATCTATAAATATTTTTATGTTTACATGGCCATATTTTCTCATTACATTTTTAATAGTATATCATCTAGCTAACAATATATTTTCTATATATGTGCATAGGTCAGTGGGCCATAATCATTTTGTTATAAATTATTATTTAGAACATTTTTTTAGATTTTGGCTATGGTTTACCTTAGCCTTTGGCAGTTATTATCGTTGGAAGGAACAATATGCAGGACAGCATAGGAAACATCATAGATATCCCGATACACCTTTAGATCCACATAGCCCGCATCATTATACAATTAGACAATTGCTTGACTATAGCCATAACGATCCTACTAGGGCTAATTTTGTCACAGACGATGAAATTAAATTATATGCCCCGGGTGTAATGCCTGTTGATGATTGGATGCAACAACACATATACAGCCAATACCCCAAGGGTGGCATCTTATTAAATTGGATTCTACAAACTATTCTATTTGGTGCTACGGGATTTATTGCTGGAGCCTGCATATACTTCTTTATTAAAGATTATACAATCTTAGCAGGTAACTATAGTCTACATGTAATTGGATTTAGACCAAAAGGAACCAAAGATAAATCTGTAAATTTATCCCCTATAGGAGTTATTATGGGTGGAGAAAGCCTTCATGCCAATCATCATAATGATGTCAGCAAACCTTACTTTCATAGAAATTGGTGGGAAATTGATACCGGTTGGATTTATTGCAGATTGTTTATATTGCTTGGATTAATGCAGTTAAAGTAATGCTTGAATAATGTCGTCTAGGGGAGTAGTAGTCCATCTAAAATTAATTTAACCATAATGCTCGTGCTACATCTAACATTGAAGTATTAGTCCACCTAAACTGAATAGTTACTCTATAATCATCTCTACGTCCGGCTGGGCGTTCAACGCTGTGTATTTCATTGATATTGTAAAGCCAAGTTTCACCTTTAGCTGGGCGTGCTATGGCTACACACTCGACTTTGTCTATGTCTGGAATAGACTTAGCAGGTAATTTGTGTGGTTCTCTTACAGCCCACCAACAGGTAGATTCATCAGCTGTGGTTACTGGACAAATAAGTGTAACATCACGGTTGACATCGGAATGTGGTGCAAGATAATCGCCATTGGTCATGACCTGCATTCTAACATAAGGTGGTTTAGGCATGTTACGAATTGATTCCGGTAACCGATTAAATATTTCTCTATCTAGATCGTCGGGCAATTGATATACACGTAATTCAATTGGCTTTTGGCCTGCATAATAGTCTAATATTTTTTGTCTGTATTGATCAAATATTACTTGTTCTTCGGAACTTTCGATACTTTCTAAATAACGATTGTTTATCTTAGAATCACTTTTTTCGAGATATTCACCGTTTAATATAAGTTTATCGTGATCAATTGTTAGCAGTTGATTAATTTGTTGTTCGATACTAGGTGTTAATAGGTCTATATCGGTTTGTAGAAAATATTTCATTGAAATTCTCGTATATAAAAATATTTAGTATGGATACCCTAAGCTCATAAATATTCAAAACAGGGGCATTGCATATTGATTATTGGCTACAACTATTCATTAATCGAAACTGATATTAAACTTATTGGTTATAAAGATTCCACTTATGTAGCCGATACTAAGTATCAGATACTATCTGACTCGCAAATTCGTTCAGTTAAAAGTTTTGATATAATTGAACCTGCTGAATTCTACAAAACTGATCTAAGTAATTTTAAAAATACAGCATTTATTGTTTGTGTATTTAAGGACTTAACTGAAAGAAAACAAATAGTTGAGTATATAAAAACACACAATCTAAAGAAATTTAGTTTTATTCATGATTCATCTAGTTTAAATATCAAAGAAATTACAATTAGACCGGGTTCAATTGTTATGCAGTATTGCATCCTGGCACACCGAGCAGAAATAGGCGAAGATTGTTTAATTGCACCATATAGTTTGATCAGTCACAATGTAAAATTAGGCAACAATGTAAACATCTGTCCTGCTACTGTAATCAATGGCAGTACTATTATAGGTGATTGGTGTTATGTAGGATCGAGAAGTACATTCAAAGATGGAGTATCTGTGACAGCTAATACATATTTGGGTATGGTATCTACAGTTAATAAAACCCTAGAAGAACCTGGTACATATATGGGTAATCCTGTTAGACGATTAAACGATCAAACAGTGTTTGAACATTTTAATTTTAATTCTGCAGCACCTTCTGCCCAGGCTTGATTTATTATGTCTGTGACCAATGTTTTAAAATCATTTTTAAAAAAATTGTAATTATTTATAAACCTACTTTTATTTTCCTTCCATAATTTCTTAACTACCTCCGTGTCTTTTAGTAGCGATAGATTTAATTCTATTGCCTGAGACAATCGAAGTGCTGGATCAACGATATTATCGTAACTGTGATCAACAATATCATCAAACATGTCAAATCCCTGTTGGCGTAAATGATTAACCGTGCCTAGTGTAGAAATAAAAATAGGAAAATTGGCACCTAGTATATTATTAACATATTTGTCATTGGTAAAGGCACTTGGTTCAAAATAGGTAGTATCAGTAATAATCTCTATAAATGTTTTCTGATATGTCTTAGAGAGTGCATTGTAATTTTTATTTAATGTAGGATTAAACGCTATCTCAGTTAATGTATCTTTAGAGATTTTTGAAAATCCTGAGAGTAATATGTTTTTAATAGGATCATGCACGGTATCGAAACACCAATCTAAAAAACAATCAATTGAGGTATTCTCATAAGATCTTAATGTAATATAACCGTACGGGTCTAGTCCTTTGCCTAATAGGTAGCTGACTACAGCAGGTCGATGCGGCCTATTAACATTGTTTAGGCAGATAAAAGTTTTATCTGAATTAAAATCTTTATTAGGTTCAATTATACAATCTTTAAAATGTATACTTGATCGTAATAAATTTCCAGATTTAGTACACTTGATAATTAGATTGCTGGGTATATTGCACTGTGTAGTTTCTCTGTCAAGATAATCCACAACACTATAAAACAAGATATTTTTATTAGGATTGTTGTTAGCAGCATTTATTAAATTTAATATGGTATCACTAATTAGAAACGGAAAAGAATAATTATTATTTTCATATTTTACATATCGGAGAAGATCAGAATGATGCAGATGATCTGAATGATAAATTACAATATTCTTTTCGGAAAATTTATGTATATTTTCTGCTATAGTATGATCAGATAATTCTGTGAATACAAGTCGATAATCTGTAATTCCATTTACATCTAGTTGATCAGTGATACCATTGCATAAATTGTCAAATAACTCTCGAATTCCAGATTCCCACTGTGGGAGATAGTTAATAGACAATGGACCAGTACGGCCCCATATTAAAGCATTATTCATGCAATTACTTATTAGGTAATTCTACACTTACGTAGTATTTTGGTAGCTGTTTCAAATTGTATTGCTAGATTGTCAAATAAGTCTTCTGACGGACGAGCCATAAATGCACGAGTTAGATAAGCATTTTGACCTAGATCACTATAGTAATTACAACTAGGCCAACGGCGTTTACCCCATTCCATACTATTAATTAATAAACACTCGTCACCTACTGCTTTTAACACTTCTTTACGTTGGAGTGCAGGTAAGGTAACACTGGCTAATAGTTTGATACCTAAGGGTTCTGTATTGATCGTTGGTTTGTCTAGATAGTGTGCAAAAAGATGTACTAGATATGCTTCTACGGTATGTTCTAATTCAATAGTTAATGCTTGCTCTGCTTCTTTAATAAGCTCGTAAGATTCTTTAACGTAGACTTCCCAATTGGTCATTTATGGTAGTACCACCGGAGGTGCTTTAAGGTATTCAGGATAGGCCTTGTCAAAATCACGCATGATGATACCAGCTACTTCATGTGCTTCATTTTCGATTGGGCTACCTGTGTGCCAACTGGTTGAATCTAATCGATGTTCTTCACCTTGTACATAGTGTGTCATTTCGTGCGCTAAGGTACGTAGAATATCCACCGGTTGGCGATTGGCTACGACTACAGATATAGCTCTTTCTTCGTTGACAAAACGACCAAATGTTGGAATATTTGCATCTGGTATTGATTTAACTAATTTAATTTTTGGAATGTGATCTAAACCCAAATGCTTAACAGCAATAGGCAAGAAGTCACGTAGTGCATCAATTAAAGTTAATTGTTTAGATTCTTCCTGTTCAAACATTTCGAATAGGTTCATTATAGTAATCCTGCCAATTTACGTAAAAGGTTAATGCTTTCGTTTGTTTGATTTATAGCACGAATATCCAACGCACCAGTAGCTAATCCTAGATCTTGTTCATGTTCACGTGCTTTTCTTACAGCATAAACAACATCGCCTTGTCTTACGCGACTAACCACTTGACCAGTTGCGGGATTATAAATTTCCCATTCGCTGTGCTCTGGATCAACACCTTGCGGAGCCTCTTCATCACTCTCACTGCCCATAAGGTCATTGATATCCTCGTCATCATGCGATCGCATATCCTGTGAAATCTGCTCACGCTCGCGACGCATACGTTCACGCTCATCAGCATCATCTGCAAAAGTATTAGTTGGTGCGTCATCGTCTGGGTTAATACCGTTAGCACGCAATTGACGTTTAAGTAAAATTCTAATATAAGCTAATTGTTGATCAGTTAGAGTAAGGTTACGGCCAGCATCTTCACGCGATAGATTTCTTAGCATATTGATAAGATGCATATCTGCGCTATAACTTAGATCATTAGCAATGTAATCTTTCCAATGCTGTGGCAATGTGTCAAACACTGGATTTCTAGTAGTATCATCGTTATCTACAGCATCATTATTGCTACGACGGCGTAGTTCAGTCTCAATAGCTGTCTTGACAAATGCTACTTGATTACTATATAAGCCACTACCGATGCCTCTACCTGCTTCAATATGATCAAGAGCCTGGCGTAATTCTAAATCATGATGTTCACCTACACGCTCTAGCCATGATCTAGTACCTTCTGGTAAACTGTCAAATAGTTCTCTAGGACCAGTTTCACCAGCATCCTGTCTGCGACGCAGTTCATCATCAATGGCTCTAATCACAGCATCGCGTTGTTGTTGTGATTCTAAACTGGGATTGTGTTCACCTTGTTCAATTTGACGTCTAAAGTCAGCAATAACTTCTGTGCGTCTATTAGGTAATGTGTCAACCCAATTACGCCATTGTTGTGGAATAGCATGTACCGCACCACTACCCTGTGTAGCAGCAATGGCTACTAAGTCATTGGCATCAACATTCAATCCGTGTTCTCTTGCGAACAAGTCCACTGCTGCAAGTTTAGCCTGACGTGGAGTAACAGCATCAACATATACAGAACTGCCACTTGCGGAACTAACTCTCCAACGTGTCATTTCATCAGCACTGTCACTACCATCATTGTTTGTTGCCTGTCTATTAGCAATAATATCATCAATTAGGTTAAGCAGATAATTGGTATCGTCGTCAGTTAGGCCAGCACCAGCATACGAACCTGATTGTAGTCTACGCTTAGTTTCACGTAGGTCACTATCTAATGCTCGCGGAGCAATATCTCTTGCCCATCGTTGCCATGGAGTTGGCAATGTGTCTGGCATAGGACCCGCTGTGTTACGGGCATTCTGTCGGCGGCGTAGTTCGTTATCAATTTGTTGGATAATCCAAACATTAGCCGCTTGATCTAAACCATCCCTGCCGTCTTTAATTCGTTGTCTAACTTCGTTTGCTATTGCTAAGGTAACATTAGGTAATGTATCTTCAACCCAACTCTTCCATCCTTCAGGTACTGAGTCTGGTATTTGTGTACTGGATTCTTTACGGAACTCAATTAGTTCATTAATGTAGTCTAATAGATACTGTGTACTCTCATCGTCTAGATAACTAAAATTCCCAGCTTTAAGTTCTTGTTCAATTCTGAACAGTTCATTTGCGTCTGCTGTTGGTGCTTTATCTTTGATCCAATTTATCCAACCACCAGTCAATGATTCTGGTGCTGGTTTAGTTGGTGATGGACCCGGAGGAGTACGTTCAAACGGCTCAGCCTTAAGTTTGCTGATACTGTCCTCACGCTTCATGCCTAACTGCTTACCACCTTTGATAATAGCATCTGTAACACTTTGCGCAAAGACCATTTGCTTGCCGCCAGTACCGTCTTTGTTCATAACCCAGTACTGTTGTTCTTCACCTTTCTTCTCTTTACGAGCTGTCTGTGCCTGACGCACATTGCTGACTAATTCGTCTTTGTTGATCTGCCCCATAGCATAGCGACTGAATAGGGATACTGAATTGTTAGGATCAGTCCAATCACCTTCATTTGGGCTTACTAATTTATATAACTTCTTAGCGTATTCTTGTTTGTAAGCATTATCATCTGTGGCAATGCGTAAGGCCTGTGCTAGACGTAGAGCAGTACCAGTTAGTTTAGTTAAGTCTTGATCTAAATAGTCGCCACCTGGGCCACGGAACTCCACATACTTGTCTTTGGTATTGATACTTGTATACTTTTGTGTAACACCACTGTGTACTAATTTACTTGCAGCTGCACCAAGATGTTCTTTCATCTTGTTTAATAAGGCTGTGGCATTCTCTGGATTCTGTTGAATCTTTTCTTTAACAATCTTCATAGCACTCTTACAGTAGCTATTGTAAGTACGACCAAATTCTGATAGTACATGCTCGTCACCGAGGAACAGTGCTAATTTAACATAATCCAATGACTCAATAGTCATGTTAGGTACACTGATATTCATGTGTAGGCCAGTTGACTTATTAGTATAACAACCTTCTGACTTAGCCCATGCTTGAACTTTTTTCAGCATTTCAATACCATCTTTAAGTGGCATTGCTGGACTGATAAACTCTAAACCCGCGTCATCGCTATCAGCATCAATACTACCATCTGGTTCAATAATGAAGTAACCTTGTTCTTGTTGTTGACTACGACTACCACTGTGGTAGTTGCTATAACCTCGTGCTGGGAATCCTGTGCCGTCTGTGAATGCTTCTGCTACTTGATCTACGTCAGCACTACCTTCATCACGGTAGTTAGCATCATACATGTGTGGCCAATCTAAGTCCCAATAGCGATGTGCGTCCTGCATGTCATCAACACCAATTGACTCTAACCAATCTGTTTGGCTGGCATAGCTGTCACGCCACTCATCTTGCAGTTCTTCTTCGGCAGCTTCGCGGGCACGTTCGTATTCGCGACTGTCTGCTTCTTCTATCTGTTCATCAATCCAGCGATCCATCCATAGTAATGTTAATTCACGTACACGTTCTTCTATAGCGGCATCATCGTCGGGTAATAACTCACCTAATTCTTTCTTAGCATCTGCGACAAAATCATCGTATTGATTGTTGCTGGCATCGCGAGCATCATCCTGTAGATTCTCGCGAGTTTTCTTAATTACTTCGTCGTAGTTTTCGTCTACGTAGTTCTGTGAGCCTTCATATTGCCATTCTAAATATTCGTTATATAATTGGCTACGGGCACGTTCGGCATCACTACGACCCATACTGCTGAATTCACCATTACGGAAGAAGTTAATAATTTCGTCAATGTCGTAGGCGCTTTCGTTGGCGTCCCAGTCGTATTCCCATTCAGGCTCATCATCACCTGATGATGCATTTGGCACGCACATTTCAAACTCAATACCCATTAGCATGCCTTCTGCTTCTGGACTATTGGCGAATTTTTCAAGGCTACTAGGACTCATTGATACTTCATCAATGATCTCTGCTTCTCTTAAGGCTTGTTTAATTTGACTATAACGCATATTAAGTATTTATCGCTTGTTTTATCTTGCTCACTTTTGGCATCCCTCCAGGCCAGCAGCCGGCCACACCGTACCGTTACGAATAACGGGTCCTAAGGTGGTGTTCTTTACGACAGTATTACAGTAAAAACAACGGCCCATGACCAAGCAACAAGTCCAACTACTATGGTTAGGGGTAAGTTTTCAAATGTAAAATATTCTTTCATAGATATCCTACCCAAGCAGGACCTTTATATCCTTGTGGGTACGCTTGTAAGTGTTGTATAGTTCTATGCCAGCCTTCTGCTAAATCGTATCCCTGTGCTGTTTTGAATACAATAATAGGTTCTTTGCTTACACCCTGTGTTTGTATCATTGCCTGTTGTGTAGCGTGACGTTCAGCATCTTTAGGAACACCGTAAGGGTTAGCACTTCCGCCTGCACGAAGTTTAATACGTTGTTGTGTTTCTGGTGTAAAAATGTCTAAGGTAATTGATAATGTTTCTAAACGCCATTGACGAACTGGATAATCTTTTTTAATACCCTGCATCCAATCTGCCAACTCTGCTGAATCAGTGATGCCTTTGGCATTTTTATATAACCAATCATTTACTACATACGGTGGCCATGTAGGAAATTGTTGCTGTAGATAATCTTGCAGCCTGTTTCTTAACTCAGTTATGAATTCTTTTGATCTCATTAGCAGTTCCAGCGACGGCGTGCTTTACAAATTGCCTTATCTGGAGTTTTGGCACAGCTGATATTGTGCATTTTCATCTGTCCCTTGCTACGTGAGCAGTAGCTCTTACGGCGTTTGCTGGCTTTGCTACCTTTTTTAAGTTTGCTAGGTTTAGTGGTAACGGCTGTTTTTAATTTGCTACCAGGATGTTCACGACGATAAGCATTGACAGCTTTCTTACTCATGCCGTCAGTTTTGTCTTTCTTGTTGACCTTTTGCCAATCTTCATTCACTGGTTCCTGTGTAACAGCAAATACATATAGTTCATCATCTGACAATGATTCTAAATCTTCCCAAACAACTTCACTATCAACATTATTCTTAGCGGCAATATGCTCAACTATTGTTTCGATCATGTCAAACTCTAGATCTAGTTCTTCGTTTATACCTGCTTTTTTCTTTTTAGCAATAGCAATAGCAGCCTGTTGTGCAGCATTAGCGGCTTCATCTACAGTAGATTCGCTGAGATCAAATTTTGCGTCGTTGACCCAACTTGTTACATTAGCAGCATATTGTGCTAAGATTTGCGGATCAACATTTTGTGCTAAGTAATCTTCAAATTCTAAGTCGCCTAATCCTAAAGTATCTTCGTAATAATCATTCCACGCATGACCGATTTCACTGTCCCAACGATCTAACCATTCATATCCATCATCATCACCTATTCTTGCAATTCGCCATACACCCTTGGCAACTTTTCTTGCATTTTTTGTTGTTTGAGATTGGATATCTTCTTCTACGCTTTCATTTGGCACACAGTTATTAACACGAACGCCACCTTTGATCTTAGTGCCTTCTTTGTGTTTACCTTTCCAGCATTTTGGATCTAGACGTTGTTTTACTTCAGCTAAAAATTCAATTGCTCTCATTTCTTTTTCCCCGATTTCATATTAGCACACCAATGTGCCATGCGTTGCTTTTCGCCTGTACTATGTGCGGCTATACTACGTAATTTACTCACTGACTGTTTACAGTTAACACCACTGCGTTTGGCTAGACCTTTACGTCCTGGTTTCTTGCCATCAGCAAAATTTTCTATGATAAATTCGTTAGCTCGCATAATTTATTCTATTTACCATTTAGTTTAATTCTATAACTGGCATATTTAATCTTCTAGCGCCAGGCTCCTCTCGCATAACAGTGTTGATAGATAATACTTTATTATTGTTTCTGTCGGAAAAATACATACATCCAAGATCGATCCATGTTTGGTTATCACGTAGTCGAAATTTACCTTGGTCTAATACAGTTTCTAATTTATCATTCATATTAGGTGATACTACCATGTCTAGCATTCTAATAACATAGTGCCATGGAATTCCACGTTCTTGCGCACGATCTTGTACATGCTCACTGACTCTCAAAATTAGATTGCCTAATTTGCGTCTTATTAAAGATTCTATTGCAAATTCTTTTACTCTCATACTATAAAATTCCTAAACCAATCAGCACTGCCTTCACTTACCTGTTTCGACTCGGGTAGTTTAACACCTTCTTTACCTAGTGTTTCACGTGCATCTGCTACTAATTCTTCGTAATCTGAACGAGGTTTAATTTTGTGTATGATTGTATCTACACTGGCTAAATCTTGTGCTGTACCAGTAAATAGTATCTCTGCAATTTCTTTAGGATTCCTAGTAATAGTTTCGTTGGTTTCTCTATTAACTAATCCATTTTTATACGACCATTTAAGTCCGCGTGCTTTGGCAATACTGGCCAGCAGTACATGTCGATGCATACCCTTATACGAGCTACCCTCTGGACTTCCCGTCATGCTAAATTTCTGCCAATCTGGCTCACCAAACATAAAGTCTGTTTGTACATACCCATTCTTAGGGTTACCTAGGATAGGAGTTTTTACATGTACATTATCTCCCGACTTCTTAATATCAGATTGATTTATACCACGGGATAAGAGCTGTTGAACTAATACATCTTTGGAAATTTTATTAATATCAACTGCTAGGTCTAGGTCACCTGATGTTTCTTTATATCCGGTTGATCCTAGCATGTTGTCTACTAGATTAAGACCGGTAATTTTTTCTAACCATTGTACAGTAGGGACAACATCATCTCGTCTAATGCGTTGAGTAGCTGATGTATTATCTGCGTTCTTGAAAACGTTACCACCCATATGCATGCTCCAATCCTTGTACTACTGTATTTAAGCTATCTTCGTCAGCTTGGTATTTGATACCAATACCACCTTGAGAGATCCATTTGTTAATATTAGTGCCTCGATCATCAATTAAGATATTTGGGCTACCGTCTGCATTTACTGCATATTTCTCTTTGGTGCTGGTAATGACGATATCAGCTGGTTGTGGACTTAGTTGTTTACTAATCCATACACGTTTCCAATGTTCACTGTTTTTAAAATCACCACGTAGGGGACTTGAGCAAATACAGTATTCCGGCACATAGCTTAAGACTAATTGTACTAGACTATCTGCTGTGTCAAATTTAGGTAAACGTGCAAAGAAATCAGTGCCTACCATTTTGTTCAGAGTAGGGTCTTGCTTTGCTGGAGGAATATCTCGGTATTTTCCGCTTGGAATACCTGCTAATTTGGCATATTCTGCAAAAAAATCAGCCAAAACACCGTCTAAATCTAGATAAATTTTAGTCTCTGGTGTTGCTTTAATTAACTCATTTGCTCTCATAATTTATATTTATCCGTATATATGCTTACTAAATACCGTTATGTTACACTCTTCTGAACTAAAAGTCAATCTATCCGATTACGAGAATTTCTTAATATGGTTTAATCAATCTAACTACGTAACTGCTAAGTCATTAGATGAATGTACTCGATGGGAAATACGAGAAGCATTATCTTATTATTTCTTTAATTTAAGTATTAGCAGTGAATTAATGTCAATAATAGATTCTATTAGATTTGATAATAGTTTAGGATGGGCTACATTGTCATTGGTTGACGAAGCAAAAATACAATATAAACTACGTCAGTTAGGGTATGAATTAACCTGTGTTGACCAATGGCCTACTACTGTAAATGAATTTAAACTTATAATTGAAGATTACAGTCCCTCAAAACTTATAAAAAATAAAATACAAATAGTTCCTATAGTTGCACAAAAGATTGTAAGTAAACTGTCACAGACATTTGTGGTTAAATTTGGTTATTTAATCTTTTGTCTAGTAATGTTAGGATATTATCATGATTGGATAATGTTAGCACAAGGAGCACTGTTTGGATATCTGATGTGGGCTTGGGTTGAATTTGCTGATCATGATTATATGGAACATAGATATGTAGTACCAAAAAACAAAGTAATAAAACATTTTGTTGAGTATCTTTGTTATATTTTTATGCCAGCGACCTATGCTAATAAAATAGAATCTATTAGATTACACACATATCATCACATCTATTGGAAGGGTGAAAAAGACAAATATACGCAAAGTATTAATGATATTCCTGTGCCGGGGTTTTTTAATCCCCCATTGTTTACTAAACCAAATGCAAAAAATATGCAACGATTACTTAATGAATATCCCGAGTTTCCATATATTGTTAAATATTTTAGAGAAATTGAAATATTAATATCGTTAATTGTTATAGCAACCTTGGGATTTAAATTTTATTTCTTTTTCTTTTTAATACCTATATTAATTCGGCCACCTCTGCAAGCACAACATGATTTTTGGCTTACTAATCTAGGTGAACGTGATCATTATCTATTATTTCCGCTGGCATTAAATCAAGCATGGCATGTTACGCATCACAATAATTTTAGAATAGTACCTAAAACTTGGAGCGAAGTGTTTAACGGACCATGGTGGGTTAAGTATGTTAATCCTCAATACTACTTTGGTCGCCTTTTCTTCAAACTCAGATACAGAGACAAATAAAAACCGCCCTTTCGAGCGGTTTATTAAACTAATAAAAACCTGGACCCCAATTTATGACTATTGGAACAATCTGTTGCAGATGTACAGTGTAGTCATAATATCCTTCACTATTACCTGGATCATATGGTGACCAAATACCAATGTATCCATTTTCTTGTGTTGGACGTTGTGCTCCACCTGCTGAAAAAATATCATATTGATATCGACCTTGATTATAAACTCCATACGCTGTTGTTTCTGTAACCAACGCTGCTGACGGTATAGCTGTAGCAGTAACAGTTGATGTCAGATCACCATGGTAATATTCTGGACCTTCTACTAATTCAATACCAACAGCCGCCGCACCATTTTGATGTGTGCTTTCACCGCCAGTACCAGTGTATGATAGTACTGTTTCGCTTGCAATTGAATTGCCCATCTTCATAGTAAAATAATCGTGGTCATCTATGTTACCTTGGAAGTGGAACACAACTGCGTCAAATACAGGAGCAATAAATGTTCCAAATGATGATGCATTACCAAAAGTAGAAATAGTTACAGCAACATTAGCACCAGGAGTCGTTGCATAAAGTGCTGTTTGTATTCCGGTAGCCGTTATATATTCTATAGTTAATCCATATACGCCACCGGGCACAGTCCAATAGTAAGTGCCTGGTAAATTCCAAGTCATTGTTCCGGATGGAGTTAATGAAGTATCATTTACTATAACTCCCGCTGAACTGCCTTGACCTTCTAAAGTTAACACCATATTAGTGTAGCCATCAGTGTGATAATTGTTAACAATAGCAACGTCAACATACTCTGAACTACCTATAACAAAATTGCCACTTGTTTGACCGCCGACTATTCGATTTGACGCAATACCAGAAATATCATAAGTTATAGTTGTTCCAGGAACACCCTGTATATTTGCTACGGTAAATCTAACTGCATTACCTTCATTAACTGATGAAACGTTGGCTGATACGCTATATGATGTGCTCAATGATGTATTGTTAATAATAACTGATGTATTAGCTGTAGTATTGTCAATTATCATACCTAATGTTTTTGGGCCAGTAGTAGTATGTGCAGGAATAGTACTTATTACCGCGGTATTGCCGGTACCAACAGTAAAATGTCCACTTAATGATCCAGTACTTAAGAATGTAGGATTATAACCTGTAAGTGTGTAATTAACATTGGTGCCTGTAGATAGTCCAGTGGTTGTTAGGGTAAATGCAATAGCATTTCCTTCGTTGGCAGATGCTACATTGGCTGATATTGAATATGTAATTGCAGGTGATATTAAATTCTCTGCGCCGGTAATTGTACTGCTGGCAATCAATGGTTGCCAAGATCCATTGACTTTAACCCAAGCATTTAATAATGCTTTCCATGAATTACTTACTTTAACCCAAGCATTATCGACAGGTAACCATGATCCTGATTCTTTGATGCTGATGTTAAATGTTCTAGTAAACACAAGTACGGCAGCGCCATCTTGTCCTGCATAACCAGCATTATTTCCTGGATAGATTGGATTTAGTGCTCCACCCGGTGCTGTTCCGCTACCAGACTGGATAATAGTACCAAAATTAACTCCACCAAGTCCGCCTCCACCAGCACCTGATCCACTGCTACCGGCTGAACCGCCATACCAACCCCCGCCTCCACCTCCACCTGTAACAGGTCCAGATGATGAATTTTGTCCAATTCCGTATACTCCTGAAGCAACACCAGAAACACTTGTCGGTCCTGCACTGCCCCCAATAGCTCCACTTGGTCCGCCTCCGCCACCACCGCCACCTCCGGCAGCAACACCAACTACATTGCCGTTGATTAGAATAACAGATGCACCACCACCACCGCCACCTTGTCCGCTACTAGAATTTGCGATGGCCGCAGTGCCTCCTGAATAATTAGTAGGTGTAAGTAAACTTGCACCACCTAAATAACTTTGTGCTGCTTCGCCGACAACAACTTTAATAATATCTCCTGCATGCACTTGAACAATTCTTGATGAAAATCCACCGCCAGAACCAAGACCGCCAGCACCACCACTAACAGTTGAATATTCTGGAATATCAGTGTATAACGGTTCAACAACTGCGGCTGCACCTGGAGTTCCAGCAATATTCACTGATGAATAGCTAATTAATACATATCCACTTTGACCAGCATTTGATGCCGTGGCTGTTGTACTTCCACTTGGAATAACCCCAGTACCTGTAGCACCCGATGTTGCAGCAAATGATTTGTCTGATCCCATTGATCCGTCGGCGCCGGTAACAACTCCGCCTCCGCCACCGCCGCCACCGCCGCCATCTCCGGAATTATTTTTTGGATAGCCATTTGATCCAGTTGCTGTTGAGCCTGGCACATAATCACTGCCACCACCACCGCCACCGCCGCCGGCAGCAACAACTACAATTGTACCATTAATAGCAACTGAAGAAGCTCCGCCGCCACCACCACCAGCACCCGATGTTCCACTATATCCACTTGGGTAGCCGCCGCTGTCTCCTGGGTATGCACCAGTTCCGCCACTGCCACCACCACTACGGGCAGTTTGATTAGCACCAGCGCCACCGGCACTGCCGACATTAACTGAAATAGTTGATCCCGGAGTTACTGCTAAAGTAGTAGTAATCAATTGACCACCATATCCAGCAGCACCTAGGCCTTGTGGTGCGCCACCATCATCAAATCCGCCCCGACCACCACCCCCGCCTACTGCGGTAATTGTTACATGTGTAACACCTTGCGGAACTGTTATAGACTGTGTACTGGCTGATATAGTTATTGTTTGACTAGGAATATAAATACTTGGTGTTCCAGGAGTTGCAGCTGTAACCACTGTGCTTCCGGATAAAACTTTTTCTGATCCACTTATAACTGCGGTTGCTGGACCAGCAGTACCTGCGGCACCACCTGCTCCCCATAGGTAAAATTGTAAAGCTGATATACCTAACGGCACTGTATATGTATATGTGCCTGCTGAACTATATGTGGTGGTTTGTGTACTAAGACTCATTTATTATTCCTTGCTTCCGCAAATAGCATTATAGTCAGCCATATTTAATGTATGACCGTCTGCGCTTAGTGCTGTAATTCTTTCTGTAACATGGTGTAAATCTAAATCTGATTCTGCATCTTCACGTGCATATTCTAATAGTCGAATAAACAAAGGAACATCAACTGTAATAGTGTCTACTGGAGAATCTTCTGCACTTTCACTCCATTGGCCACTACCGCTATGCCACTCATCATGATCTGAACTACCCCATGCACTATTAGGTCCTGACCATTGGTCTTCTGATAGTTTACTTGCCTGTTGGTGCACTTGTGTGCTGTATTCTTTACCATGTTTATTACGTAATTGATTAATAAATCTATGATATTCGTGTGCTTTATTTGGATTTGTTTTAGCTGCACCTATTAATTGTCTTGCTGTAATTACATCTGGCATATGACTGTCTTCTGTGGCAATTAGGTTACTTACAGCCATGTCTTCATTTGCATGTTTAAAATATTGTACTTGACGTTCACGCTTTTCTGCACCAGCACGAGTAGGATACTTGCCTAAGTTCTTACCAGTCTTTTTGCTTTTTAATTCGTAACCACCCTTGACTTTGACAATGTGCTCGGATAAGTCTGGTTGGCTAAAGAATTCAGTTAATAACATAATAATAATCCATAATAATACTGTATATGATATTTATGCTATTTTAAATCAAATAGAAAAAGGTTGACAGCTTTAGATCAAAGAATGTATAATAGCTATGTCTTTAATCAACCTATGAGTAAACTCAATGACACAAGTAGCAGAACTATTAAATGAAATTATCGGTGATCCAATTAACGGTCCATATGAAGGTGAGGACTATTGGATTGATGAAGATGGCACAATTCAAATTGCTGAAAACAATGCTATTCTTGCAGGCACTATTCTACGCAAGACTAATAACAGTGGCCAATTTGACACAAAGTTAGTTAAGATTGGTCAACGTGGCGATAGTATTATTTTAGGGTTTGATACATTACTTGATGCTGATCCGGTATATAAAGTACAAATTGGATATATGCGTGATACACTTGCTGAAGTTAAGAAAGACAATGCTGGCAAGTTTTGTTTATATTTAAATAAGAAACGGGCAACACGTATGTTTAGTAAACTTACTGCTGCTAAAGCGTTTCTAAGGAAATTAGACAAAGATCTACAATCAGATGGTGTAGAACCAGAAGCAATAGATGAATAAACAAAAAGGGCCCTAAGGCCCTTTTTTATTGTTGCGGAGTTGTTCCAGTAGGGGTTTGCTGTGAATTTTTAGCCTGTTGCGCTAATGTTTTAAATTGATTAGCAATTTTAGGATCTTGTGATGCCGCTTTAACTACATTCATAGTTGGAGCAAGAGCTTTCATATCCATAGCATTAGTAGCAGTGCCTTGGCTTGCATCATCAATAGCTTTGGCCAACTGTGGAGCCGCAGTAGGAGTATTAGTAGCAGATTTTAATGCGTTAGTTGCTTGTAATGCTGCCTGTTGTGCTTGCGGATTAGTCGGATTAGCACCTTGTCCAGGAGCCGCAGTACCTTGAGGTTGATTAGCACCAAATTCTTTAATCTGCATTCTGCCTTTGATTTTATTCGAATATGCAGATGCCTTTTTATGAAATTCTGCACTTAAACGATCAAATGCTGCTTGTTTTTCTTCGTTAGATGCATTACTTGCCGCAATCTTTTCCATGCCTCTTCTAAATGCTGAGATAACAGGAACAGTTTTGCTTTCACCTAGTCGACTGCGATTAGCCGCACGTGCTGCCATGCTACTTACGCCTGCTTGTGCTCGCTCTTTACTTTGAGCCTGTGCTTTAGCTGGGTTTTCGTTTTTAACAGTTAAGATATCTGAACTGAATTTAACCTTACTAGGGTTAATGCTGTCAATGTAATGTTGAATAGCTGGTGATTTTTTATTAGCATCAACTAGATCTTTCAACATAAACGGTTTGCCAGTTGCGGCTACTACCATATTAGTAATAACTTCTGGTGCTACGTCTGTATGTCCTTGATGAATAAGTTCTTGGGCAGCTTTTAGTACAGCACCTTCAACTGGATCAGCACTTTCAATACCTTCTGGAATATGTACTTTCTTGTGTACACCTTTAGCTTTACGATCCTTAATAGCTTTTTTAGTTTGCCAATTAGCAACATCTAAATCATGCTTAGTTGATCTTGGATCCGTTCTAGTTCTGCTTGGACCTGTACCGCCAGTTAATGGATCCATCTGTCCACTTTTGTCCCAATTAGTATCAGTCGGATATGAACTCATACCTTCATCCATATCACGATCAGTGTAATCTAAATCATATTGTGGTATTTTACGTGAGCTACCAGCAGTGTCGCTTATTCCACTACCAGTCTTAATACCAGGTCCTGGAACCTTATCATTGGGATTAGAAAAATATTTTCCACCTTTAACCTTAGTAGTTGATCCATGTGATGAATCCCAACCTTTACGGCGAACAGTTGTAACGTTACCTTTCTTTTCTACATCCATTTCACCGTGTGGTCCAGTGTATGTATGACGGTTTTCGTAGATAGCACGATAAGCTAGATTCTTACCATAGTTCTGCCCTATGTAAGCCATTGCTTCACCTTTAGTAGCAAATACCGTATCAAGTACTGGCTGTTTAGTGTCTAAACTAACTACTTGGTAACCTTTAGCTTCTGGTTCTTTTTTAGCATACGGAGCATCAAGTTTTTCTTGACGAGCTTGATCATATTCCCAATCTGGATCAGGTTCATGACTGCTACGTTCTTCAGGACCACTTTCCCAACCTTCATTTAATGATTTATAACCGTCAGCATAACCTTTGCGTTCTTGTGCAGAAATACATTCTTTAGAATTGTTCGGTTTACCTGCTCGAGCATCGGCACAACCTTTTTTATGTCCTGTATTATAATCAGCATCTTTTGCAGCATCATCTATGCCTTCACTGAATTTGCCTGGGAAACGAGTCCAATCGTAGTATTGTTCGATTTCTTTACTTGATGTAAATTTGTGTACTTTTTTGCCTGTTTTAGGATCTACTAAGTAGATTAAGTTTGATACACGCTCACCTTCTCTATTTGCTGGGTGTGCCGCATATACTTTGAATTCTAAACCAGATTGTTTGTTTTTAACAGTACCCATGTAGGTATTGTCATTGTCTTCATCTAGATCATGTGCCCATTTTCTAGCATCCGGATCACGATCATACATTTCTGCTTCTTCCGCATCACTACCAGCATAATCATTAAATTCAACATCACTGGCATTAAAACTATGTTTGCCACCATTGTAAAGTTGAACTACAACAAAACGCCCATCGCGACCTAATTCGGTAACTACACCAGTTTCACCTTGTCCTTCTACAGGTCCAGTGATGATAACATCGTCGCCTACGTTTAATTCTTGTGAGCTATCTTCTTTAACTGTGTTGTAACGTTTACTCGGTTTGTCTGGAGATGTGTATTCGCGTGATGGTCTAGCACCTTTGCGACTTGGACGTTTTTCTTCTACACCTAGGTCGTCTTCATTAAAGTTAGCAAATGCTTCTGCCAATTCCCATTCTAGGCTTTTGTTTTCAGAAACTTTTTGCAGGCCTTTAAGCATGTTTGGCTCAGCTGATTCTTCACAACCGCCACCTACTCCTTGACCTGGTTTAGGGGGATTAGGATTTTTACCTGCCCAATAACCTTTAAATTTTGGACCTTCAGGATTATTTGCGGCTTTTTCCATGCTATCACCTTTGTTTTCAAAGATGCTTAGTAGTTTTTTCATGTCCATATTATTTTCTCTTTTTCTTTGCTGATTTAGTTGCTTGTTTGTAAAATATGCTTTGTCCAAACCCATCGCCACCACCCATGCTGGTAGCAATACTGCCACTTGATGTTCCACCGCAACTTGCATCTTCTGACACTGTAGGTTGTATACCCTGTTCGTGTTGTGAAGTAATATGTTGCATTACAGCGGTTAACATACCTTTAGCCTGTGCTACTTTTTCCTGACACCATTCAGGCAAATTTTCGTTAGTTTTGATCTCTCTACACAATTCGGTCATAGTACGAATAATAGTATGTAGATTGTCTTTAACTGAACCTGCTTCATCGTCATATTCTTCATGGCTGTATTCTGATTCGTTAATAAATTCTGATGGCTTCATTGGGATTTCCTTAATATAATGTATTTATTAAATTGAGAAAGTTATTTCATTGTCCTGAACAGTAAACACATTGCAAGTAGAAACAACCCCTTGTGCGGCGTTAGCTATTACAAAGTTCTCGAATCTAATAAAGGCCTGTTCGGGCAATTTTAAAATAGGATCTAATCTTAAAGAATGTTTATCACGTTCGATATTGACCCATAAGTCTTCTCTAATATAGATACTATCTTCCCAACGCCAAGTGCGTTCAGTAAGTAGATCTTTATCTAGATAAATGCGATAACTTGGATTATTAAATTTTGGATTATGAATAGCCCAAGGTGGTCTTACACAATGCACATCGACTTGAATATTAATCAAACTCATTTAAATTAAACGTAATGCTCGAGCGTTTTTTGTTGGTGTATCTGGATGAACATCTACTGTAAGTGCATTTGACCAACGTGGATCTTTGGCTTCTTTTTTATTTTTGGGGATATAACCACTGGCTTCATTTACGTTAGGAGCCCAAAACTTATGCGGACCAAATAACTTATCAGCATGACCAATCTTCATTTTATCCATAGTAGAAGCCATCGGACTACGGTTCCACTTAGTAGCATCCTTAACTTCGTAATGCCATTTGCCACTCATTGTTTGTTTTAGACCCGCTTTAATTGCAGCTGATCTTTGTGTATTAGTATCGATGTTATAAAAATAATACCCTGGCTTAGGATCTTGCACGGTATCTTCATTTAGATCTTCTAATAACATACCTTTGCGTACTGCTTGATATAATGCAGGTGCTAATTTACCCGCTCCTGTTGCTTGTACAAATGCCTGTTCGTCACCCCTAGCGGCTGCTTCTCGAGCATCACTTGCGCTTACTCCAGCAACACCATCTGCATCGGGATCACGATCACCACTTGATACAAAATTGATACTGTCAAATTGATAATCTTTACCATTGTAATCAGTTAGTAGTTTCTTAAAACTATCTAAGCGATCACTGCCTGCTACAAAAGTAATTGAACGATATCCTTTGCTATGTAACCATTGAGCAACTTGTATAATAGTTTTTAGTTGTGTATTATAGACAATATGGCTTGCTTGTTGTGGAAATAATGCTTTAAGGAATTTAACTTTTGTAGCGTAATCTAACGGATTTTTCTTACTATCTTGAGTTTGACTAACAAAAATAAAATAATCGCCACCTTGTGAGGTCTTAGCTACTGTGTCGATTAACTGCGCATGACCAACTGTAGGAGGATTCATACGGCCAAAACAAAAGCTCGCATGCTTGGGTGTAGTTGTTTCAAATAATTCAGTTAAAAACATAGTAATCCATTGCGTATTACTTATTTAGTTTATATTGATTCTAGTAACCAGAGATAATAAGGACTATTAAATGATAAAATATAAGTACCATTCCATCCTAAATTAATGCAATTATCTAAATATTCTACCATTTTCCCTTCAAATTCTTGTGGTTCATCTAATTTATATACTGCACTATGTAATAATTGATCTAGACTAATATCATCAATAGTAATATTGACAATATTAAGCATCATGTCATGTTCGATGATATTATTGTTGACTATTGTATCTTTAGGAGTTTTGTTTTCTAAACGAATTTTGAGTTGATGTACACCATCATTGACTTGATGTGTAAACTTATGAGTTTGTGGTAGTTCACTAGATATTTCAGAGTTAACAATTAGTGTGTCATTTAACCAGATTGTATATTGTGGACGTTTGTCCCAATATGTTCCACTGACTGTTACTGAAATATCTAATGATTCCACGTGTTAATTAAGGTTTACTTGGATCTACCGGAGCGCCACCTGTTAATACACTTAAATCACCTGCAAATTCATAGTGACCTGAATGGTTTAGCAATACTTTAGCATGAGCATAAATCTCACCACCTAAAGCCGCCCAACGACGACAGAACAACCAATCTTCTGACAAATAGTGACCTTTTTCATCAATTGCTACGTCAAAGATTGAAAACATAGTTGGTTCATATTGTTTACCTAAACCTACATCATCTACATACTTGCATTCTGGGTGAGCAGCACATAGTTTTTCGTATACATGGCGTTTAAACATCATAAAACCTGTGCCCATTGTGTCCACTGGGAAAATATCGTTAATAATCTGTGTACCTGGTTTAACATTAATAACATAGCTAATTGGCAAGGCTTTCTTAGGATATAGTCCGCCGATAACATCTTTATCAGTGGCTAACATCATAAAAATACTTTCTGGTTGGAAACGAATATCTGCATCAATAAACATAAAGTGTGTAGCATCTTTATTGGTCATCATTTTAGCCATTAAGTTGTTACGAGCACGTGTAACTAATGATTCATTAACCATTGTATCTAATGACCATTGTAGACCCATTTTACTTGCCATTAAGATAAAACGTAAGAAACTTGTAAAACAAGGTTCTGTAATTTGTCCACCATAACATGGAATACCAAAGTGAATATGCACTTTGCTAAAATCATATTGTTGTGGTTGTGCTATCGGTGATGAGCCGATCATGCTCGGTGCATTAGGTTTAATACGCTTTGATTGTTTTGTGGCCATTGAAATCTCTCTTTTAATTGAATTATGCTACTGTAATTTCTACAAGTGATCCTGCACCTGCAAGTTCTTGTACTACTGCTTCTAAACTTGTTACTGTATCTGCTGTTAGAATAACATCTGCTTCTTCATCGTTCCTTAGCAGTTTACTTACTGTGATTACTACGGTTTCTTCGTGTAACTTTGCCATGATACTTCCTTATAATAACTGTATATAATTATTTACCATGGCATTACGGGGCATTAAAATTATTATGCTACAATATATCCGTTTTCGTCAACGGTTTTGTTTTCCAATAAATCAACTGGTTGCGGAACAATAATAGTAAATGTTACTTTATCCCCATCCCAATCAGCAGTTACAATACTACCTGCTTCAACATTTTCAAACAAAATCTTCTTACTTAACGGAACTTTGATTAGTTCACTGATCTTACGTGATAGTGGACGTGCGCCCATTGCTGGATCATATCCTACTTTTGCCAAGTGATCAATGAGTGCTTCTGTGGCACGAATCTTAATATGGCGTTCACCTAACAAATCATTAAGTTCGTTGACAAATTTAGCAACAATCTTCTTAATACTAATGTCGTTTAGTTTGTTAAATTTAATCACCGCATCTAAACGATTGCGGAACTCTGGGCGGAAGAATTTTTTAACAGCACTATCATCTTCACCAGTTTTTTGTAAACTGCGACCAAAACCAATTGCATTTTGTTCGTTATCTGCAGCACCTAAGTTACTTGTTAGAATAAGGATACTGTGACGGCAATCTGCTTTCTTACCGTTTGAACCAGTAATAATACCTTCATCCATGATACTTAATAACAGGTTACTAATATCAGGATGTGCTTTTTCAATCTCATCTAACAAGATGATTGAGTGCGGGTTACGTTCTACTTCGCTGATCAGTAAACCTCCACCTAGGTTACCATCTTCGTAGCCTACATAACCTGGAGGAGCACCGATTAGTTTAGCCATCGAATGTTTCTCTTGATATTCACTCATATCAAAACGTATTAGCTTCATGCTAAGGTTTTCACTTAATAGCTTACATAGTTCTGTTTTACCAGTACCGGTTGGACCTAAGAACAAGAAGTTACCTACTGGCTTGTTATGTGCTTTCATACCAGCTTTAGCTACATAGATCTTTTCTAACACTTGATCTACTGCATCATCCTGACCATACAAGCGATCTTTAATAGTTACATCTAGTGTGCTTAGATTTTTAACTGTTTCTTCACTGCCTAAGTTTTCCATTGGAATCTTAGTTGCTTTGGCTAATGTTTCAACAATTTCATCTTTAGTTACAATAAACTCTGGATTCTTAATCTTTAATCTAGCACAGCTCATATCAATAAGGTCAATGGCTTTATCTGGTAAACGTTTGTCTGTTTGATAACGCACACTTAGATCAACTGCAGCTTCAATTGCGTCGTCTGTAATTACACCTGCATGGAATGTTTCAAAATGCGTGCGCAATCCATGTAAGATTTCTTTAGCTACAGTTGGGCTAGGTTCGTCAACACTTAATTTGTAGAATCTGCGCATCAATGCACGATCTTTTTCAAAGCTCTGTGTGTATTCTTCATAGGTAGTTGACGCAATAACTTTAATGTTACCTTTGGCTAATGCTGGTTTTAGCATGTTAGCAAAGTCCACTGAACTTGAACTACCTGCACCAGCACCTTGCATTTGATGTGCTTCGTCAATGAATAAGATAGTTTTACCTTTTGAATTTAAAGCGGCTAATACATCTTTAAGTTTCTCTTCAAACTCACCACGGTATTTAGATCCAGCAAGCAAGCTACCAATTTCTAAGTTATATACTATGTACTCTTTTAAATATTCAGGAACTTCACCTTTGACAATCTTATAAGCAATACCTTCAGCAATAGCAGTTTTGCCTACACCTGGATCACCAATCATTAACACATTTGATTTGCTACGTCGAGCAAGTACCTGTGCAATTTCTTCCAATTCAACTTCACGTCCAATAACTGGATCAATCTTTCCTTCAGTAACCTGTAGATTTAAGTTAGTGCAATATTCTTCCAATACACGATCTGCAGGATCTTTTTTAGATCTAATATCTTTCTTAGCAGGTGAATGGGCTAAACGATCTTTGTTTTCTTCTGCATAGAATTCTATTAGTTGTTTGCGATTAATACCCCACTTTAGTAAGAAGTATGCAGCATGGCTGTTTTGTTCTTGACTAATACTTAGGAACAAATCGATTGGCTCCATTTGTTCACGTCCACTGAATAATACCTGTGTAAATGCACGATTAAATACACGCTCTAAGCTATGTGTACGTTGTGGAGCAATATCTTCTTTTTCGATATTGACTAAATGGTCTTGTTTGCCAATATAGTCATAAATGTCACGAATTAACTCTTCAACTTCTATACCATAGTTGTCTAAAAGTTTGTTAAAACTCCTAAATTCAGCTAATGCTAATAACAGGTGTTCTAACGTCACATATTCGTGATGGTAATCCTTAGCAATAGCGCAGGCTGTTTCAATAATTTCTTGTATTTCTGGATTTGAGTTTAGTGATGACACTGTGCAGTCCTTACTTTAAAATATTTATTATACGGTTTTTACTGTTTTAAGTATGTTTAATTGTGCGTCAGTTAGTGTAGGTGTTTTTACAATAACATTGACAATCAAATCCCCACGATGTTGCGTATTCATTTGATATAGTCCTTGCCCTCCTAAACCGAATTTGCTACCAAACTGACATCCTTGCGGAATCTTAATTAGGAAATCTTTGCCATCGATGCCACGTATTTCTTTCTCTAACCCTAACATTGCATCAATGCTGTCAATTTCTAAATTTAATACTAGATTAATTCCGTGTACTTCAAACCTTTCTATAGGTAATACAGTAATAATAACATAAAGATCTCCTCTTGTCAAGGTATCAAACATATTATCACCCATTTGTGCGTATTTGATAGTAGTACCATTACTTACACCGCGAGGAATATTAACATCTACATTAAATCTATCGCCTTTAGTAGTCTGTACACTGACCGTTTTCTTTTGGTCTGCCATGGTTTCATCTAATTGTATTGATATATTAATGCGTAGGTCTTTATTTTTACGAGGTTGGTGATGTGCTTGTTGGAACGGGTTACGACCACCAAATCCTTGACTAAAGAACTGTTGAAATATATCCTCTGGGCCGCCGCTACCAAAATGAAATTCAAAATGGCTACCGTGTGGATTTTGTTGTCCAAATGGATTTGGATTATCGTGCTGTTGTCGTTTAACCGGATCAGTTAATGTTTCATAAGCGTTTTGAATCTCTTGAAACTTAGCAGTATCACCGCCCTTATCCGGATGATGCGCACTGGCCAGCTTACGATAAGCCTTTTTAATGTCTGATTCAGTAGCATCACGTGCTACACCTAAAGTTGAATATGCGTCTGTCATAATATATAGTATATAATAAAAAAGGAGAACTGTCAAGCTCTCCTTTTATTTACTTCGGCATACTACTAACCTTAGATTTTTCTTCTGCGTACAATTCCGTTTGGATCTACAGTCGGATCTGGATGTGGAACAGTATCTGGATCTACTGAAACATTAATTGTAACAGGCTGTGGTTGTTGAGCAGGTTGTGCGTATGTATTAGCCACAGGTTGTGCCGCATATGATTGTGGAACAGGAGGTGGAGTATACGGTTGAGCTACTGGTTGTGCTGTTGTACCTGCTGGGGGTTGGTATGTAGTACCCATTCCTGGACCAAATCCTACTGTAGTAGGAGTTGATGTAGCACCACCTAGTTTCTCTTGTGTACGTCCATAAGCACTAATACCAATAATAGCACCCATAGCCATATGGAATAATCCACCGCCTTGTAAGGTCAATGGTTGCCATTGGCTGGTTACTGTGCCATGATCATGTGCTTGTAGTAGGCTCCATAATACTGGAAA